AGTGCTTGTCGAGATCAAACCTGAGAAAGAGACGGCTCCACCTACCGGTGAACGTAGAACTAAAAAGTATGTAACTGAAGGTTTGACTTACATTAAGAACATGCGCAAGTGGGAAGCTGCAGAGAGTTACTGCAAAGATCGTGGTTGGGAGTTTCAAGTCTGGACAGAGAAGACTCTGCAAGAGATGAGATTGCTACCTAAAGCCATGCCTGGTAAACTGAAACCATTAAAGAAACTACCTGCATTCAAACGCAAGAAATCCATATAAATACTCTTTATGAGTAACCTATTTCAAAAAGTAGAGCAAGAGGCGTTTAGAGCTGGTATTCAACCACGCACTGCAGAGTCACGTGCATGGTTCTCTAAGAAACTTGCAACCATGCGTAACATCAACCAGAGGCAGTTGATGCGTGAAGAAGAACTCGAGTTGATGCAACCAATCGTGAACAGATCGATCATCGGTAACATGTTCATGTATTTCTACGATCCTAAGTTGAAAGAAGAGTTGCCATACTACGACAGGTTTCCATTAGTGATCGTCGTAGGTCCTGCACCTGGTGGATTCTATGGTTTGAATCTACATTATCTCTCACCTGCATTGAGAGCACGAATGCTAGACGGGCTGATGGAGATCACTAACAACAAGAGGTATGATGAGACGACTCGCTTTAGAATTCGTTACAGCATACTTCAGAGAATGCGTAAGCTAAGGTTCTACGAACCTTGCTTCAAACACTATCTTACAAAACACATTAAAGGTAGAGTTGCAAAGGTTTATGCTCCTGAGTGGGAGATCGCCACGTTCTTACCGACTGCGATCTGGAGAAAGTCAAACGCTCAGAGAGTCTATAGAGATTCACGAAGGATGATCATCTAATGGCAACGATCGACGAGTTAAAAGGTATTGCCTCAGCTAAGTTAGGCTTTGCTCGTAATAATAACTTTCTAGTAGAACTGCCTAATCTTGGCGTAAGAGGTGGACTTGCTGGGTTGTTAGGTGGTTTTGCCGGCTTCTTACCTTCGATTCCAGGTATCACTGGAGATGCGCCACAATCTGGCTCTCGTGAGTTAAACGTTTTGTGCGAGTCTGTCACTATGCCAGGCCGTCAGATCTTGACATCAGAGAGAAGGATTGGAAACGTAGTTGAAAAAGTAGGTTATGGCTATGCAGTAGACGACGTGTCGATGACTTTCTATCTGATGAACGACTACGGTGTCAAGAACTACTTTGATGCATGGATGAACACGGTCTTCAATAACGAGACATACGAACCTGGTTACAAGAAAGACTATGCTAAGTCTGTGAAGATACATCAGTTGAGAAAACCTATCGTAGGTCTGTCTCAAGGAATAGGTCCTATTCGAATTAACTTAGGAGTTGGCGCTGGTTCAGTTTACAGTGTAGAGCTAGAAGAAGCCTTTCCTACGACTATGCAGCAGATCGACTTCACTAACGAACAAGACGGTATCGTGAGAGTGACAGTTCAACTGTCGTTCACGAACTGGAAGCGTATATCTCCGTCTCAGAACTTCATTACATTAGACATTAATCCTGGACAATTATTTGGTTGACGTGAAAAGGAGTAAATCATGGCGTTACCACAGTTAAACACAACACCGAAGTATGAACTGATCATACCTTCAACAGGAAAGAAAGCGAGATTCAGACCTTTTTTGGTAAAAGAACAGAAGGTGTTGATGATCGCATTTGAGTCGAAAGACAAAAGAGCAATCATTCAAGCGATGCTAGACACTATCGGTGCTTGCGTTGAAGAAGTGAATCCTTTAAGGCTCACTACGTTTGACGTAGATTACGTGTTTACACAATTGAGAGCAAAGTCAGTCGGTGAGTCTATCGATCTCAACATAGACTGCAATGAGTGTGAGACTCCAAACGAAGTCAAAGTCAACTTAGAAGAAGTCAAGTTGAAGCTTGAAAAGCGAGACATGGAAGTTCAGATCACTAAAGACATCGCTGTCAAGCTAAAGTATCCAGACTATAACTTCTTCATCAGAGATCCTAAGACTCTTGAAGACAAGACTCAGACAGAGAGTATCATCGACATCATCGTATCTTGTATCGAGTCGGTTCAGACTGGTGACGAGAACATCTCTATTGCAGATGAGCCGAGAGAAGAGGTTGAGAAGTTTATCGACTCGTTGACATCTGCTCAGTTTGAGAAGATCAGTGAGTTCGTTCAGAACTTACCGAAGCTGTCACACGATATCAAGTTTAAGTGTGTCAACTGTCAGCACGATAACACAAGAACATTGGAGGGCCTCGAAGATTTTTTTTAGTGTGTCTCTCTCATGACAACTTAGAGAACTACTATAAAGTGAACTTTCAGTTATTACAGAACTTTCACTACTCTCTAAGTGAGATCGAAGATATGTTACCGTGGGAGAGAGAGATCTACTTAATTATGTTAATTGAAGACATTAAGGAAAAGAACGAGAAAGCAAAACAACAGGGAATGTAAATGACAACGCTTGCAGACATCAATGCTACACTACAAGATCAGAACAGAACGATGGAGGTTCAGACTCGAAACATCACGTTCTTAGTTGATGAGATCAGGGGTTCTCGACTAGATGATCTTGAGAAAGAACGTGAAGCCAAACGTGATATTGAAGTTGCGACTCGCGGTGTAAAACAATCTAGAGGTAAATCATCAGGCATTAGTTTGCCTGGCATGGGCGCACTCGGGGCAATCGGCGGTGTGGCTTTTGGTGCGGTGTCTAGTCTGCTAGCGTCTGCCACAGGTATTCTATCGAAGATTCCTCTGCTTGGTCCTTTGTTGACACCGCTTATCGCGCTAGGATCTTTCTTAGTAAGAAAAAGCCCATTTATTCTTGCTCTAATGGTAATCAGGGATAACTGGGAAAGTATCCAAAAGACTTGGAAGAACGTTCAAGAGTCACAGACATTCAAGTGGTTCTCAGAGCAATACGATAAGATAGACATTGGTGGAATCGTTATCGGATTCTTTGATTATATTAGAAAAGGATTTACAGCCGTTGAGCGATTGACAGCAGGTGACTGGAAAGGATTCACTGAAAACTTAGATGGACTTCTAGTAGGACTAGGAACTCTTGCTGTAATAACAAAGACGGGCAGAGGTCTCTTATCAGCTGCAGCTTTAGCAGCATTGAGTGCAGCATTTGGAGGTCCTAAAGACGCCACGAAATCAAAACCGAAGCCATCAGGTACTCGTCCACCTTCTGGTATAGGTTCTGCTTTAGGAGCAGGTGCCGCAGCTGCTGGTGGAGGTGCCGCTGCCGCTTCCGCTGCTAGCAAGTTTAAGCCTAATCAATTTAAAGCTCCTATCTCAATGGTTGGAGAGTCTGAACCGATAAAACAAGCATCTAAGAAATTTCCTAACTTTGGAAAATTTGCTAAGATAGGCGCAATAGGAGCAGTCATCTCTCTTGCAGACATCGCGATGATATTAAACTCAAACGATTCAAAAGAGAATAAGATCACTGGAGTTGCTGGCGCACTAGGAGCTCTTGTTGGGGCTGGTGGAGGTGCGTTGTTAGGTAGTTTAGTTGGAGGACCTATTGGAGCTTTAATAGGAGCTGGCGTTGGTGCTTATGGAGGTGATTGGGCTGCTAAGACTTTAGCAGGATGGTTGCTCAGTGACAAACCAGAAAAGGTATCTTCGACGTCATCTGGAATGGTCAAGACACGTAGTATCGATCCTAAAAATTCTTATATGTACAGTGATATCGAAGGGCAGCCGTTTAAGATACCAATGTCTAGAGCAAGAGTGACTCCACCTGTACAAGCAACTGCTCCTGCCATCTCTATGTTAGCATCTGAGAGTGCAGCTGCAAGTAAGCAAGTCGTTGTAGTGCAAGACAACTCGAGTAAGGTTGTAAGTAACTCTACGAGTCAAGGCCTCGTCATGCCTTCACCGTCTGTTTTTGATACAAAAGATCCTAATCGATTCTATCCAACACGTGGATTTTCATATTAAAGTAGTAACGGCCGTACTAGCTTTATTACTAGTAGCGGCCGTCTTTCACCTTTACGGTACGACTGTAGCTCTCATGCTAGCATATGCATGGAGCCTTTGTTTTTAGTCGTCGTTAGCTAGCTTCGCAAAGTAGCTCATCGTATCGTCATCGTCGTCCATGTCTGCTGCAACGGCAGGCTGTTTAGGAGCCGGTGCTGAGACAGGTTCGTTCATGGCACGTTCCTCACGCATCGTAGGTGTACC